ATCAATTGTCTTGCCCTTGAAAGAAGATAAAATATCTAAAACCCTGTCAACCTTTTTCAACATATGTTCATCTTCTTTGACATACCCCTCTCGTTTACAGGACTGCACAACGTCATATAGCCTTCCAACCTCTTCTGATAAGAATATTTTCAACCCAACATCATTATCTTGGAATGAAACAATATATCTTGATACAAGGTCCTTTTGCTCTTTCAGTAAAGAGTCTCCGTACATGTCGTTGAATCTCTTAACAAAGGACTTATACACCAGATTATCAATCGGCTCCTTTTCATCAGGTAAACTATCTGATATCTCCATCATATTTTCGATAGTTGTCTTCTCCAACAACACCCTTTCCTTGGGTGCTAGATCAGCATTAAAAATTGCGTGAATAGTTGCGAGCTGCTTGTAGTTTGGCACAAAGTTGTTATAAACTTCTTTACCTAAGGACCTGTTTATTTTTTTTATTAATTCACTCTGACTTCGGAACACCTGCCCTTTGTTGATGGCACCATAATGTTGAGATTTCACTTCCCAAAGCAGCCTCTCTGCTGTAGGTGCATCGAGAGAAGACTCATTAAGTAGGCAGTTATAACATTCCAACTCTTCTTTTAGAATATTGTCTCGAATAAAGAATTCTTTCACCAACGAAAGAACCATCTTCTTTCTAGCTTGGTTCTTTTTTAAAACTGAAACTGTCAACTCTCTTACTAGGCACTCATACAAGAATGCTGTATTTCTTTTTTTGTTGTGTTTAATCCTCATTTTTAATCCTCGTTTCTTCTAGTTTGGAAACAATATCTCTGATCTCTCTACTAACTTCTAAGATACTTCTTTCTACTTCGTTATCATTATAGTTTGCACCTTGAGATTCTGCTATGCCGCGGGCGAGAGAAATCATATCTTTGGCGCCAGGGAACAAATTTGTGTTTGTTGCCCTGGTATTACTAAACCCATAGCTAGCTTTTATTTTTTTCTTTCTGGGTCCGGAACCCTTTCTCTGATCCGTTTTAACTCTCTTGTACTTCTTCCCTTTTGATCTAGCAGTCGTTGTTGATCCATCTGACAAATTCCAAGTGACACGATCATCGCGCTTACCAGGAGCTGCCAACAAGGCAGAGTCAGCCTCTTCTGGTGTATCCTCTAGAGCCTCTATGCCGGCGTCCTCAGTTTCTGTCGCGGTTAGATCATCTATAGGGTCCGGCGAATCATCAGCAGCCAAATCAAGCGGATCTTCAGTTAGTTCTTCCTCGCCCAAACCTGGTCCCACACCTGACATTTCAGCCTGAATTGCTTCACCTACACCCTCTAGAAGAGCATCAAACTTTCTATCTGTATACAATTCTCTTTGGTTGCGTAACAGTTCATCATCAGATATACCAAAAAGGCGTTTAGCTATCCAACGACGACTAAAAAATCCTTCAGTTGCGGCGCCGGCGACATCAAACTTAGATTTCCAATGTTCAAGTTCTTGGAGTTCTGCTATTTTTGATGAATTGTTCAAGCTCAGCTTGAAAGATACGAGATCATCAGCCCTGAAACCCATAATGTATAGATGTATAACTGCCATCTTTTCAAGTTCTGTCAGTATAGACCTTTGAAGTCTTTGTATCGTTCTAGCAAAGCGGATATCCTTTTGTGCTAAAGTAGTTTTGTCTTCCTCAGAGCCTTCCCCTCTTGCTAAATAAGATTGCGGCACCTTCAAGGCTGAGAACAGCTTATCCCTCAAATACTTAACATCGTCGATATCTCCAGTATACTGACCACCTTGTAAAGTTTCTATTTTTGTAGAAATGTTGCCACGAACAGGTATAAAATAATCCTCATCTACGGACATAGGATTGTATCTTAGATCAACCCTTCCAGTGTCTGGGTCGACGATTTGGTGCCTCTTCATCTGAGTCATAACTTTTTGCATATATTGTTCTACATCCTCCGGGGATATATTACCAACATCTACATAAAAAACGCGTCGCTCAGGTGACCGTACGATGCGATAGGCCATCATCGCGTCCTCAAGCAAGGTCAGTTGCCTCCATATACGGCGCGCGGGCTCCAACACTGACGAGCCATACGGAGCATATTTATCATTACCCAAAATCCTAAAGTGGGCAACTTGCCAGTTTTCGAAGGTTAAACCTGCAGAGTTCCATTGATATTGTATATAGTTAGGATTCGTTTTGTCTTCACCCTCAAGTCTTTCCACTTCTTGCGAAGGAAGGCCGATTGCGGATTGAATACCCAGGTTTTCGTCGACGTCTAAATAAAGAAAAATGTCTCCATATTTGCACATCGAGCGGCACCAACCGAAAAGATTAAATTCTATATTTAAAGTATTAAAAAATAATGACTGCAGTATTGCTTTTATTTCTTCATTTGGACACTCTATTGTCAACATCGGGTGAAGGCGACTACTGGTAGTCATCTCGTCCGCATAAATATCTAAAGCTGAGGCGATCTCTGGAGTGTACTCCATCTGATCAAAATCGACATATCTCTCCGTCCTTTGCTGGTTTGTCATAACGTTTGATTGTAAATTCTCAAAGGGGCTGTACGATGCTTTTTTAAAGTTTTTTCCAGAAAGGCTTCTGAATTTAGAAGAATACTTATCCAAATCTTTCCTTCTTAGGCGACGGCCGGTTTGGCTACGACGATTAACTATTGGGCCAGAAAAAAGTCTCGTTAACTTTTTAAACAGGCCGCTATCTTCATTTCTTGGATTATTATTCTTATCAACCATAACTACTAACCTTTATAAAGCCACATAAACTCTTGGGCCTTTTCTTTATTTATTTTATCACGAAATGCGCTCACATTTTTATCATATCCAGACATTCCAGGAACTGTGGTACTTAACACACTCTTTGAACATTTTATTGAATTTAACATACTTTTTTTAAACTCTATATTTCTCAAATTTTCTGTAAAAATAGTATCCCTTATCCAACAACCAATGGCACACGACATTATAAGGTCGTCATTGTAAGATCTCATCGCTTGTGCTTTCCCGTTGTTCCAAACAAAAGTTTTCATCTCATTGAAAATTCTCTTAGATCTCACTTTAATTAGTTTGTTTCTTATGAATTCTTCCATCTTTGCAATAATCAATGGTCTTGTTTTATTCGAGGTTGTAAATCCAGGGACGGAATTGCTTCTATGTTCCGCTTGGTACTGGTCCACATATTCATGCGTAGACTTTATAGAATAATAGAGATTTGGATATGCTAGATCTATTAATTTGTCCAAAACAGCGAAACCCACTGAGTTGTTTTCTACCACCACCAAACATTCGCCATATTCCATACCTGCGTCACGAAGAACTCTCGAGAAAAGATCCGGAGTGATTTTGCCTTGATATTCTGCAACTACGTTCATAGACGATACCTCAAAAACATGAAAAACAGAATTATCTTTGCCGTCACCTCTCGCGACGTCGGCTGTTATGAAGTATTCTAACGAAGAATCATGTTCCTCCCAGATCCAATAGTTGCGGTCAAATCCACTTCGAAATTTTGGTTCCTGCAGGCTTTCGAAAATATATTTTAAATCATCAGGGTGGAACACAGTTTCGCCAGACATATTGAAGTTACATTCAAGCTCCTGTGCGATCTCGCGGGATGACATATTCTTAGTTTCGCGCTCGAACCAATCTTGGTCCCTATCAGGATGAACATCCCACATCAATTTAGTTGACTTAAAGTCATTATTGCCAGATTCTGACTCTGTGTAAATCTTGTGAAACCAGTTCCCAACACCATTTGGGGTTGAGAGTGCAATACACCTACCACCGGTCGACAAAGTCGGATACAAACCCATCCACAAATCTGAAAGACCTTCAACGTGTGCAGCCTCGTCAATCACCAAAAGAGATAGAGCCTCTGAGCGTCCAGCATCGCCAGAAGTAGATGATGCTTTTATTTGGGAGCCATTTGACAACTCAAAAGAAGTTCTATTATCTATTGATACTTCTGCTATCCTTATCCAGTCAGGCAAACTTTTTAAGATTGCTTTTACTTTCTTTACAAGATTAGCTGCAGTGCCAAACTTTGTAGCTATAACTAACACATTTTTTTCCCTATGAAAAAGCATCATCCAAACAACATAAGCTGCAGTCACAGTAGAAATTCCCAATTGTCGAGCTTTCAAAATTACATTAAACCTGTGATCTTTAAAGTCCTGTAAAAGATCCTTTTGGAAATCATACGTATGGAAGGGTATCAACCCCTTTTGGGGGTGTGTTATCTTGGCATAAGTGTCTATGAAATATTGCGGACTCTTGCCACACTTCACTATTTCTGATAAGATTTGCTTCTTAGATAGACGAAAAGTCATAATTATCTTTTGTCGTTTTGAGGTCTCTTATTGGAACTAAGATTTAACCAATTTTTTATTGAATCATCTAAGCTGTATTCTTTTTGGGTGCCACTATCTGGGAGTCCAGATACTGTATAAACTTGGCACGCTTTCACAGTTGTTCTAATTTTTGATATATATTGAACATCTACCTGGATTTCCCCGTCTTCTTTAAGAGACAAGGAGTTTTTAGTAACTTTTTTGTATTCTTTTTGTACAAAAGATTTTACGGAAGCAATTGCAGACTCAATATCAGATTCAAAAGTTGACTTGTGTACATCCTTTATTTTCATCTCTACATTATAAGTTAGGCATAACTTATTGCTTCCAACCATTCTTACAGAGAATCCGTCGATTACCCTAGAATCGAGAATCGGATTGCCTTCCTCTCTCTTTAGTCCCGCGGTAACTGGATTACCATCCAAATCTGTTGCGCCGTCATGGGACATAGACATAACCTGGGAAATACCCTTCATAATTTCAATAGTTGTAGCCATTGTTTTTTTCCTCACTTTTCATAATATAAATAGTTATCAATTTCCAAAAACACTTTCTTTGTGTTATCCTATTCTTCGCC